GCCATCCCGAAGGCATGCCATCATGGTATTCTTCAAGAACACTTCCGAAAACATGGTACTGGTGAGTAATAATACTAGTTAAAGCCTTCCGGACGTTCCTATCGCATAAGGTAGCGTCAGTATAAAACGAATCGAAAAGATCCATCGACCATTCTACAGATTGTCCAGATTGGTGGTGGTCAAACGCCCTATAGTCGCCGGCCCCAACATTGTCACCAAAAGCTGCAAGGTACCTACCGATTACAGACCAATAATCAGCATTCTTTTCGTCATAGCCTTTTAAGATGGTATTAAATGGCGTGCCATCAGAAAGTGTCTTGATGACAGCGCCATAATACATCTTGACGAGTACCACAATGAACTTGGGAGGGATGCTAATAAGTCTAGCTTTACCAGCTGCGACCTTCTCAATGGACAACCTCTCACCTTTTAAGCAATCCTTAAAAGCAACAACGGGAGTCAACCCGGTTTTAGCAACATTAATAAAATTCTGAACGTCTTCAACCAAAGTCAACCACTTAGGACCAGGAACAAAACGCCCCAAAACATCCAAGCTCCAATAGTCATCGCCGTTTATTCCAAACGACGTATCCGGATAGCCAGCAGAAGTCTTCCCATCTATCCCATCAAAATGGGAACCAGGTAGGCCCATAATAGCCTCTTCCAAAGTAAAGATCCGCTTTGGAACATGGTTGGCATGTGAAAGGTAGTGGGTGCGCATGAAGTCCTTTAAAACGACGGGTAGTTTAATCTTGTCCGTGGTAACTGGACCAAATTTAGCTCTATTAGCTTCAAATTTGTAAGGACTAACATTTACAGGCGTTGTCTTGCGCTTGAAGTACTCGGGACCATCGCCATCCCAAGGCAAAAGCGTGTTCTTTATAAAAACGCTGGAAGGAACGTCAAGATTACGCGTAACGTAATCTGCAGGAACAGTTCCGTGGAAGTCAAGAGCGGCTTGGGTAACCATGTCTGGGAAACTCGGTTCCCGTTTTTCAGTAACGCGACCTTGGTATTTCCGTATAGTGTCTCCAGTAACGATAGCACCAAGACTAACACCAGTTTGTTGAGAACCAGCTATATGCTGCGCAAAGATCTTGCCAGCAAAACGCGTTCCTTCAGAAACTAACATAGCACCACACAGTCCTTTATAGTTGTCGCACTGATAAGAAATCAAGTTTCTTCTGACTTCAAGGGCTCCATTGGACAGGACTTTTTCTTCACGAATTCCCGTGAGATGAGACACATTAACATCATGCTGCCTCATAACCAAGCGAGCTTGAACATTACGCGAAGCTGTG